TAACACGGACTATTATTTTTGGGTTCACTGTCAAACGGCATTGAATTGAGCTTTTGGGCAAGTTTTTGGTCTGTTCTTTCCTTCGTATATGCGTCCGTAATTCCGTACCCTGCGAGTGTAGTACTTTTATCTGCTTTGTTCGCAAGATTTGCGTCGGCCGTATCAAGCCTTGCTCCGAGTGAATCATGACTGCCTCTTGCTGTGACAACCTCTCGGCTGATTTCGACAAAATTGCCAACACTTTCGCTGTTTATCTTACTGTTCTCAGCGAGGCTCGGGGTTACCATGACTTTTAAGGTCAGCGGCGTGTTTAATACCTGCGTTTCACCGTTTGCAATCTTAATTTCAATCGCCAAAAAGCCCGACATAGACTTGAAATCTTCGAGCGGAACAGTAATAACATCCGCCGTGCTGTTCAGGGTGCAAGCGACTGAATCTGAGATTAAATATCCGTCCGTTGCAAAGGTTGCAGTTACTGTGCAGTCTGCAAAGGTCAATTTTTCACCGCTGGCCGTTAAAGTAACATCAAGATAGCGAACCGCTTTGTCATTTACATTTGCAATTGCAACAACATTTGGTGCATTTCGATTATTAACATCAATCGTAACCAATTTATGTTTCATACTAATTGCCATTACCTTTTAAACCTCCTTTGGATTTTTAACAAATCAGACATTGACATACTTAAGTCACCAATTGTAATTTCTTTGTATTTTTGGGACACGCTATCGTAAACCGTTTTTGAAATTCTTCGGCTAAGATTCGTGCCGTCCGGCATTACGACCGTCACTTCATCATAAAGTTTGATTGCGTGCATTTTAGTGAGCTCGTTTTCAAGAGTTACCCTTATACTCAGTGTTTCCGATGTTTGTTCCGTCGAATAGTTATAATCAGCAACTGCATTACGCAAAGCATCTCTGACTTCTTCGTAGTTTTCGCCTGTGCTGGGATTCAAAGTGTATTTCTTGATTTTATTTGTGCAGTCGTATAAATATGTGTTTTTTATGTTCCGTTTTAGCCCTGTTTCATATGGTTCAGGGCTTGACACGACAACTTCTTTATTGTCCGTAGTGTTGCATCTCGCATAAGGCATAACATGTGTATAGTAGTTGCCGATTTCAGCAGTCTGCTTATAATCTGACACATTAGCGCCGAAAGCTATACGATAGCCATTTTTCGCACCTGCTGTACTGATTTTTTCAAAATGAATATCAAAATTGTTAAAATACAGAACACAGTCAAACTGATTTATCAACCCTTCGTCATCGTCTTTGAAAATGTCCTCAAACTTTACTGCCTGTGAATAGCCTAAGGAGATTCTTTTCTTTGCTGTGATTGATGAGCTGAAACTGAACCACTTATATGGGGCCTCCGTAAACCACATATACAGAGGCTTACCTACTTGGCTGTAATCTCGCATATAGTGGTCAATAAGTTCTTTCGGCGTGCCATACATCGAACCGTCTGTCGCACGAGGGATTGTGCCATTTTGAAAAAACATTCTTGACACATGTTCACCTGACACGGTTAAATCACCGTTTTTATCAACCTCTATTTTTATGACATAAAAATACTGTGGCTCAGATACATTATTCACTTTCGCTTTAATATATGAGGTTATTTTAATTTTTGAAGCGAGTTTATCTGTGCTTTTGATTTTCATGCTAAAGCTGTATGTGCCATTTTGCTCCATTGTCACCAAGAACTCGGTGCATTCAGTCAAAAAACCGAAACCATTAGATTCAAACAATGGTGTTGAGTCCTTGTAATAGTCAGCAACGTTATACAAAATAGGGTACATTACAATCTCCTCCAATTTGGCTTAATTTCAATGTCAGTAAACGCATTTGCGCTTTTTCCTGAGAGTTTTATTTTATTCCAACCGGGCAAAAGCTTTGGAAACTCTGTGCAACTTATGCAATTGTTTGCTAAGCTCGTGCCGTTATCGAAAGAAGCGGACTGCTGTTCGGAATCAAGCTCAATATAATCCTTATCCGATGATGTTTTAACCGTCAGCGTTTGACTATCATTAACCGTCAGCTTCAACGGATTAACTTTTGCGCCTTTGTTGATGATTCTAATAAAAGGCTCGGCGGTGTAATTTTCAGGATTATAGACTTCGATTTCTGCGTTTTGTGTCGAAGTTAATTTCGGTCTGATAATCTCCTGTCCCAAGTCACTGTACCAATACGGTATTCGACTAAAATTTATTGTTGTTGACAAACAAAAAGGTGCAACCTCTTCTATTGGCTCAATCCCCGTACAAATTGCTTTTGAATAATAACCGGGGTTGTATGAATCCCTAAAGATTTTATATTCGCCGTCCCAAGTCGTTAGCCATTCTGCAAATACTCTTACAAGCTCAGCGTTACTTTCGTTAGGCACAATGTATGGATAACTGTTGACCTCGAACTGCATTTCGACATTGTCAAAAACACCATTGTCGGAAATCACTCCGCCGTTTTTGCCATAGACAGAAGTAAAATCAAAGTTACGCTTTGCAATTTGATATTTTGGGGTAGTAGCTATAAAAAATCCCAATGTCCGCAAATTGGTGCCATTATATGTAAAACTATGCCTCATCTTTAACCTCCCCATTTTGATACTTCACCGATAAATGTCTGCATGATCGCATTTGATACACGGCGATTAAATTCGTCAACATCCATGTCATTATTGATGTTTACATCGCCTGTGAATTGAATCTTAATCGTAGGTAAATTTGTCACCGATTTCAACATTTGACCGTTTACTGTCGCATTTTGGCTTTGCGTGCGAATGTCTGCAAATTTATTGTTAATCGATCCGATTGGATCGCCTTCAACTGCTGACAGGGCTCTCGAAGTTAAAGACCTTACTGTTTTTTGCGTTTCGGCAATTTCATCGGCGATTCCAAGACGATAACCCTCGCCGAAGTAAGCTCCAAGTTTTCTCGTCTTTTTTGATGGTGAGTGTGAATCCTGTGCATTTGCAAGAGAAATAAGACCTGTCTCTGCGAGTTGTCTGGCCTGCCTATTCGTTTCGGCGTGAAGGCTTCCTGTAGGTCCGCCCTCGCTCAAGCCTTTAATATAACCCTGAGTAAAATCCTTACCTTTTTGATAACCCTTGTTATAACTCTCTGAAAGACTGTTTTCGGCTTTGCCAAGAACCTTTTTGCCTGATTTATCAACTTTTTCGAGGGCATCTTCGTTTTTCATGCCGTCACTTACGCCCTCTGTGCCGTTTTTACCGGCGGTTTTGCCGTTGCCTTCAAGTTTGTTGAGTTCACCGGTTGCCTTATTTACAAGCTCTCTTGCATTATCAACCATTTTTTGGGTAACACCCGGTTGATTTTCATCCATTGCAGTTTTTAGCAACTCATAGTTTGCGGTAAAGTTTGCAAGCTGATTTTCAAGGCTTTCTCTTGAACCTGTTTCAGCATCAATAAAACCGTTTTTGATTTTCTGCTGTTGTGCGTTGATTTCGTCAGCTTTACCCGTGGCGATTGCGGCAACCGTGCCGTACATATCGTTGTATTTAGCAAGCTCAATTTCTGCTCTTTCCTGCAACTCTTCGGCTTCTTCAACTTGGTCTTTTGTGATACCTTCAACACCGTCTTTGTATGCTGTCCTTAAATTCTCGGCATTTGTCCTAAAATCATTGACCTGCTGTTCAAGAGCGTCTTTGTTACCAGTTGTATAAGTAACAATGTTATTAGACAAGTCCGACATTGCGGCTTTAATTTCTTCGGTGTTGCCTTTAGCGTTTGCCGCTGTGAGATTCTCATAATTTTGTATTGTGGTGTTATAATCAACTACTTTTTTCTGATATTCTTTATACTTGCCATCTGCTTTGTCAAACTCTATTTGTTTAGCCTTTAAATTGTTTTTAGCTTCATTTTGCGCCTCGCTGTAAGCTCTTCCGACGGATTTTGATAAATCTTCAAAATGTTTATACATATTTTCGCCGTTTTGAAAATCTTTGAGTATTTTTTGGTAATATTGCTGAGATATTTTGCCGTTTTCAAAACCCCAGCCTGCATATTTCAAAGCCGTTTGACCTGGCGAAAGTCCAGTGACACTCATTTGTGTAACTTTTGCCTTAGCTAAACCTACATCTTTTTGTGCACTTTTTTTTGCTACATAACCATTTGTAACATCATTTTTTGCGCTTTTTAAGCCTGACACAGCAGTTTGATAGGGCTCTTCAAGTGCCGACAACATTGCAAGCGCTTTTTTTGATTCAAGTGCCTCATCAATTGAGCCTTTAAGGTCTTTATAGGACTGAATAACATTGCCGTTCCAAGTGATTTCATCGCCTGTAACTCGGCTCAATTCATTGGTAATAAATTTTGCTCTATCCTCGTAGCCTTTTTTGACTTTGCCGTTTTGATTTACAATGCCTTGCAATTCGCCCCACAAATCGTCATAATATTGAAATTCACTTTCAACCTCTGATACCGCATCTTTTTTGCTCTGCACATATTCATCGTTGGCATCTTTCAGCTCTTTGATTTCTTCTTTTGCTTTTTCCTGAGCTTCGTTAAGTTCTTCTTGGGATTGTTTTGCACTGTCGTTAGCCTCTGAAAATGCCCAAATTTCGCCTATAGCACCAACAACTAAACCTGCAACTAATCCCCACAAATTTGCTTTTTGAGCAGTGTTAAGTCCCTCTTGTGAGATTTTAGCGGCATCTGTTGCCGCTTTCAAAGACTTGTAAGCTCCCCACAGATTTTTGATTTCTGTAACTATTTTAGTGGCCTTTTTACCCGACCAAATAGCAGTAGTTAAAACACCAATCTGTTTTAGCGTTGGAATAATATCATCTGTATGCCTGCTCGCAAATTTACAAAGTTTTTTTACCTCGGGGAATAATGATTTGCCGATAGGATTAATGACATCAGTTTGCACCGTTCTGCCAAGGCTTGCCCAATCGGCTTCAACATCATCGTATTTGATGTCTTTAATCTTTTTCATGGTATTTTTGGTCTTGTCAGCAAAGCCATTAACTTTCATTAAGGCTTTTACGCCGTCGATTCCCAAATCTTCCCACATCGTACCGAAGAGGTCAACGCCTGCCTGATTCTGCTTGACCTTATCGTCCATCTCAAAAAGAGCCTTTAAGACTTCTGATGTTGCTGATTTTGCGCTGTCTCCGCCTTTTGCAAATCTTGCCTGCAAATTCTCAATACTGCCTTTTGCGCCTTTGCCTGCTGATTCGAGATTTGCAAGATTTTCTTTAGCAGCTTTTAGCGCCCCTGAATATTGTTCAATTTTATCGGCATTTTTTTGTTTCGTTAATTCACTTGTTGATTCGTTAAAGCCTTTTTGCTCCTCTTTTGCATAGTAAAGATTTTTTTCGAGCTTTGCGACTTCATCTTTGGCTTTTTGAATGTCCTCAGCTGAGGCTTTTGCGCCGTAGCCGAGAAGAGCAAATCCCTCCTGCGTACTCGAGGCTGTGTCCTTAGAGCGGATGCCAAATTCTTTCATCGCATCGCCGAGCTTGTCGATACTGAAAGTACCTGCTTTAGAGCCATTTTCAAGCGAGTTAAAAAACTCGTTCGCATCGTAGCCGAGTTGCTTGTAATGTACGGAGTATTCGTTGATTGTGTCGAGCAAATCTCCGTTTTTATTCAGACCTTTTTGACTGCCCTGAGCAATAAGATTAAACGCTTCATCGCCTGTTACACCGAACTGTTCCATAAGCATGTTCGCCGCTCTTAGCGTTTCGACGAAGTCATAATCATAGGCATCTCTTAAAGTAAAGAGATTTTCGGTCATATCCTTGAGCTTGCTTGGATTTGTTTCGTTAGTTGTTTGCTTAATCAAAGCAAGAACATTCGCAACTTCTTCCTGAGATTCGCCGAAATTCCCTTTGTAAACATCTTCAAGGACATCTTTGTACTTTGTCATCTCCTCGGCGGTCAAGCCTGCTTGTGCCTGCAAAGAGTTTAGCGCCTTTTGTTCGCCGTTTGCGCTTACAATTGCGCCTGTAACAGCTCCGCCAATTGCCGTTGCTGTAGCAGTAGCTTCTTTTAAGGCATCGCCAACAGCAGATTTAAGGTTGTCAGCTGAGGATTTAACCTCATCCATTTCTTTCTTGACCTTGGATAAATCAGTTTTATTCGACTTATTTTCAAGGTTTTCAACCCCATTGGCGACTTTATCAAATTCGTCTCTTGTCTTGTCGAGTTGTTCGTTAAATGAGTTAAGTTTGCTTTTGGTTTTTTCAACTTCACGCTGATAAGCTCTGTACTGTTCCGTCGAAATTTCGCCGTTTTTTGCCTGTTCTTCAACCTGATTTTGTACCTCAAGCAAGCGGTCAAGAGCGGACTTGCTTTTAGCAATCTGCTCTTGTAATACCTCTTGCTTTTGAGCAAGCAAAACAGTGTTTTCAGGATCAAACTTTAATTGTCTGTTAACAGCCGACAATTCGCTCTGTAAGCTCGCCGATGAGGACTGTACAGCTTTTAGGGATTTTTGCAAATCCATTGTATCGCCGGCAATCTTGACGGTGATGCCTTTAATCGTTGACGCCATATCTGTCCTCCAATTTCCTATATCGGTTCATAAACTCGCTATACTGCTTTTCCGAGATTTCTTTACTTTCAAATCTTTCTTTAACAAAAGGCAATACAGATTTCATTTTCTGATATTTTTCTTCATCTTCGTGAATGTTTTTATTGTTTCGTAATGCAAAATAGGTTTCGATATAATCCAACACAAAACCTATTGTAAACCTTTGTAAATCTGCGACAGTCAGACCACACCTGACGGCATAAGACAAGACCTCTTTTGCCGTCAGGAAAGTTCCGTTTAGGTCGCTGTCGCTGTCACTTTTGGGCTGTCGCTTTTAAGACTGTCAACGATGAGCTTGATAATTGTGTCGGTCGCTGAAATAGCATCCTTAATGCTCAAATTTTTTGACCAAACTTTAAAGTTAGGAATCGTATCGTCTGCCGTTTTTGCCGCTGCCCATAAAAGCTTTACAGCAGAGCCAAATTTAACATCATTGAGATTCTTGACAAGGACACGGTCGGCATCACGCAAAAAGCTGTGTCCTTTGAATGTGTCCTCGTAGATGAGCATTGTATATGCTGTAACCTCAACCTCAACATTTGTATTGTTAATAACAACTGTGTCTTTCATGCTTTAACCTACTTTTAAAATTATACTGTTCCGGGATTTGACTTAACAGTCGGCACTACAACGCTTTCGGGCAGAGTGTCCGCATATGATGTGTAGCGCACAAAGTCATTGTCAGGGCGTGGTTTTGCTGTAACCGTAAAGGTCGGGAACTGTGGGTCGAAGTTACCTTCTGATGTCTTGTCGTTTCGGCTTGCTCTTGCAGCTACGCAGTCGAAATAGGTGTCAATCTCGTAGAGCTTGTCACCTTTGTATGTTTCCTTTGCAGCGAGGAGGGCAAATCTCGGCATTACCTTAATGCCACCCTTTTCGATGATACCGCCCTCAGTTGCTTCATCATTGCCGAACCAATCTTTTTCGATGTCGTCGACTGCTGAAATAAGCTCAAGACTGATTGTATAACCGCCGTTCGCACTCGCTACAATAATAGGCAAGCCGTCAGCATAGATTGTGTTTGAATCGCCAATAGGCTCTGCGCCGATACTTCTGCCGCCTGCCTTATCAGACTTAAACCACACGGGCTTACCGTATGTGATTTCACCCGTGCTACTTTCTGTAAGTACGGCATAACCAACTTTTCTAATAGTTTTGTTCATTAATAAACACTCCTTATGTTTTTAGATTCTTTTTATACCGCTCAAATCACCGCCGCCCATAGCTTCCGATGATTTAATGAGCTTTTTAATTCCGGCTTCAAATTCGCCGTGAATTTTCTCTGCTGCCGGGGCAATATGCACCTTTGGTTGTACCGTTCCGCCTTTTTTGCCTCTTTTTCTACGAGTTTTTTCGAGGAGGTGTGTAAGCCGGTACTCAGGCTTAGCGGCATAAACTGTTTTTTCGTAAAACCTGAATGTTTCATTCGTAATTTTTACTTTGAATGATTTGCGATATTTTTTTCTTCTGCCGACAGGTGCATTTTTTTTGATTTCGTTTTTGAGCTCTTCGGATTTTTCATCGACCAATAGTCGGACACCCATTTGCACATCAGCCGAATAGGTTGACAGCTCTTTCGATAGGGTATCGCCAAGGCGGTCGATACCGACTTTTTTGTAATCACTCATCAAAAGTCACACTCAAATTGTAATAGCTTACACAAAGTTTATTCGTTGTGTCCCAAGCTCGATTTGGTTTTTTCCAACCGTAGCCGTTTTCGTTGAGCCATTTTTCAAACTTTGTTTCGCTTGTGTGGTCGTCTTTTGCCGTGTAGAGTTCTATGATGATTTTTGCATTTTTCCAAAGTATTTCACCGTCTGCGTAAATTCCTGTTTCTTCATCCTTGAAATAAACAAGATAGGGTGCAGGGGTTGATTTGTTGTAATCTGCCTCTACACATTTAAAGCCACAAGACTTAATAAGTTCGACAAATTCATCGTAATTTTTAAAATACATCTTATGCACCGCCCTCATACAGCCCCCTCTGTGACAAGCTCAAAATCGAGCAAGGGGGATTTTTGCTTTTATCGTGCTGAATTTGTTCAATCTTGAACCGTGTGCCGTCAATGATGACCGCCATATCCGTTCGCAAGTTTTCGTCCTTGTGAATATGTATGACCTTTGACAGTTCAATATCGTTCTGCTTTGCACCATAAAAACGAGTTACGCCGATTTTTTCATTACCGAAACGATATTTTTTCAGACTGTCGGTGATGATGTCGTCGTTTTCGTCGGTTTCATAGATTTTTGCAAGCCCGTCATTAAAGGTTAAAAAATCTATGTTATTCTTCGGTATCATACATTTGCACCTCGTATTCCTGCCTTAATTTCAAAATTTCGCTTTCAAAATTATGGTCGAACATTTCAACTGCGTTCGAGTAAGCGTATCTGCAATAATCAAACAACAAACTTCTTGCCCTTGTTGGTCGCTCGAAATCCTCATCAGTAAGCAGAGGGTTGTAATCACGGAGGTGCTGCTTTCCGTTGGCTATAATCAGTTCAATTTTCGACTTTGTGCTTTCATCTGTTTCGATGTGCTCACGGTCAAAATCGAGCATATTAACTACATCGTTTATGATTCCCATTGTTCAACACCTCCGTGATAAATTAAACTGCTGTTGCCTGATTAAGAGTTACTGATAATTTCAACGGCTCAAGTTTTGAAATATCGAGCTTGAGGAAATCATTTTCTTCAATAGCAAATCCTGTCGCATAAATTTTTGCAATGTAAACACGATTATCCTCAATAAACTGGCACTGGTCAGAGTATTCAATTTTGCCTTCTTTGCCGGTTGATAAACACGCTTTGTATTTTGCGAGCTGACCGAGCGCCGCTGTACCTTCGGCGATCATCTCTGACTGATACACATTTGTCGGGAAAGGAAACAAATTATTTTTATATGAACCGTCGGTTGCAAGAACGGTAGTTGCAGGAACTACCTTTGAAAGATAATCAACTGGATTAACGATGAGGTCAACTGATGAAATTACTTTTGTTTTTCCACCTTTACCTTTAGCAAGTTTTGCCACAACCGGCATATAAGACACAACATCGAGGCTTGTAAGTTTGACCGCTGTCTTATCCGGATAAGCTCCACTTACTACAGCGCCATCAGGATTTTTAAGTACACCGATTGGCTTATTTTTGCCGTCGCCGTTGATGAAACCATCTTCAAGCGCATACGCAAGACCATCGCTAAGGATTTTACGCACATATGCATCAATGTATGTAGCTCCAAGGTCAAGCATATCCTTCGGTACTGGGATAAAAGCACTCACCTTTGACGTTGAAAAATCTTTTGCGGTAATAGTGCCTGCAAGCTCCTGCGCGATTGCTGTGTTGAGTGCACCCCAAGCGGCAAGCTGCTTTGTGTCCGTAGCAAAAATTGCTTTCACCGAACCGTATGTATTTTCGATACCGATTGCATCAAGCAAAGGGTGATTGTTGGTGATATCATCAAGCACCGAGTCAATAATCGTCTGAGGGATTGTAACATCCAAACCCGAAAGAGCCTGTCTTACATCTCCTGCTTTTGATGCCTGAACAAAATTGTTGTAAAATTTCTGTTCTGATGATGTCAACTGTCTGAATCCTCTCTTTGTGAGAATCGTATTATCTGCCGTTTCTCCGATTTCCTGAGCTGTGCTGATAATTGCTTTCTGAATATTTTCTGCATATGTCTCGAAAGCCGCTGTCATTTTTACTTCATCTTTATTCGCAAACGCTTCGCGAAGTTCATTTGCAAAATTCTTTCTTGCTTCATTGAGTAAATCAAGGTTCTTCATTTTTTAATCTCCTTTATAAATAATTTTTTGCTTTAAAATACTTTTCAAAAAAATCAAAGCTGTCCTTCTCTTCGTGATTTTTCGGTTTTGGCTCGGGTGTGGGTGGTGTCTGCGATTCGGGCTTTTCACCAAGCATTTTTGCAAGCTCTGCCGCTGCCTGTTTTGCTTTTGGATTTTTCTTTTGCTGTGCATCGTCAACAATCTCTTTTGATTCGGTTAAGTCAACCGGATCAAGAATTTCGTCACACAAGCCGATATTGAAGGCTTCCTCTGCCGTCAAAAATGTTTCAGCATAAAGAAGCGGCTCGAGGGTTTCTCTCGTGAGCTTATCGCCTGCGTGTACAAGGTAAGAATTTGTGCTTGCTTCACTGATCTTGTCAAGCTGAGCCGCAAATTCTCTATGCTCTTTTGCATTGCCGTAACAACCGCCGATCGCATGATGAATCATCATTGTTGTGTTTGACGGCATTACGATCTTGTCAGCCGCCATTGCGACAACAGAGGCGATTGAACAAGCCATACCGTCAATGTATGCAGTGACGGGCACGCTCTGCCGTTTGAGCAAATTGTAAATTGACACGCCCTCGTCGACATAACCGCCGATTGAGTTAATGTAGAGTTCAATGCCGTTAATTTTATTGGCTTTTTCAATTGCTTTACGGATATATTCGGCACTTGTTTTGGATTCAATAAGGTCGCCCCAAATGTTCAAGTAGCTCGGCTCGATTTCGCCATAAAGATATATCTGCAAGACACTCTGATTTTCAGCAATCTGCTTGATGTTGTAATTTCTGTCCTTCATTCATTCACCACCTTTCAATGCGTTTTCCGCTGTTTGATAATTTTTCGTAATATAATATTCATTCGCCCATTTTTCGGGGCAAGGGAGCATATTGCAATATTTTTGAGCCTGCGCAGGTGTCAGCACACCGCTGGCAATTGACTTATCAAGATTATTCGCCTGACTGATTGCGTCAATATGTCTGACTGTCGTTGTGTCAATCAGTAGATAATTACCTTTGCTAAATTCTGTGCTACCGAATCTCTTTTTTGTAATCTCTTGCTCAAACATATTTGCAATCGGATCAATTGCATTTCCGATAGCACAATCCAGTGCATCAGACAATTGCGATGCTTCACCGCTTAAAATTGCCGGCGGAATGTGCAAAGCATTGCCAACAATCGTGTAAGCCTCGGTTTTTAACTTTTGAATGTCGTTAATCTCGCTGTTCGTAGTCTTTCCGGCATCGGTTGAGGGTTCTGAATATTTCATACCCTTAAAAATCGGCATAACAGCATTTTTGTTTGAGTAAAATGATTTAAACTGCTTTGACAGCACTTTGTTGTAGGTTTCGGCAAAATTTTCATCGCCAAAGCTGTAATTTTCAAGTTCCAAAATGCCTTTATGTCCGACAGCTTTGTTATATCTTTCCTGCGCCGATAACATTAACTGCTCGTAAGTCTTGCACATATCCGATAGTAAGCCGTTAAGAGCAAAGTTATTGTATCTGAGATAAATTACCTCGTTTTCAGAAAAAGTGCGTTGGTATGTAAAATTCCGACAAGTAACGCCGCTGAATGTGTCGTCAATCAAAGCGTGTTCCGTTCTCGAAAAGCTATCAGCAATCATAAGCTGATTATCGGCGGTTTCGACAATTAAAAGCTCGTTGTCAAAAATCAACTTGGCAACAGCCTGCGTAAAAAATTCGATTTTTGTTTGATGTTCGTTAGGTGCATAGTTCCACAGATAGTATTCAGCTTTGCGACTTTCTCGGTTATTGTTTACGGTAACAAATTCGCACTTTGCCAAGCTTCGAGCAATAAAATCAATTGCGGTAAATAGAGCAAGTTCAGTCAGGTGAAACCTCTGTTCATCAACTGTCGAGCCGTCCTCGTTAAATTCCGTTGCAACGGCATCTTTTTTAAAGAGATTTTTCACCCAGTTTATTACTTTCATTTTTGTTTTCACCTGCCCTTAAAATACAATTGCGTTAAAGCAATTTTTGAGTTCATCAACCGTCATCGGCTGATTTTGTTTCAGCAAATCAAGCTGTGTATATGCGGCGACGAACGCCATAAATCCGTCTGTTTTTCGTGATTTTGGCTCAATCTTTCCGTATATGATATTGCCGTTTTTATCTTCAACAGCAGAAGTATTGTTTGTGTACCAGCGCATTAATGCCGAATCGCCCCAAACAATACGATGATTAGCGAAATCCGAAGCAATCAGAGGAGCAACAAGCATTTTATCAGACGGCCTTACAAGTTTTAGATTGTTTCGTCCTTTGCGGTCGCATTCAAAACCCAACTGCATTAACGGCTCCTTGAGCAAAGTATAACGGTAACTGTCCAATGCTCCACCGACGATGTTGTAATGCTTTTTTTGCTCTCTCAACCAGTCGGCGACGATTTCAGGCGGGATTTCCGCCCCGTCAACCCTTTGTAAATCAGGCTGTTGAGCATAAGGAAATTTAATTCGTCCAAGGTCGGCCGATTGCGAACAATACCATGAAAACGGTTTCCATACAATTTCACCGTTAATTAAAAACATTAAACCGATACCCAAAAAGTCAGTAGTTTTGGTGTAGTCAATGCCCAAAACACACGGCTTACCCTCAAGGTCTGGAAGAGGTCTGTTTGTTGCTTTGATATTTTCCCATGAGGTAACAGGATGGGCTTCTGTGCCTTTTGGGATATTCATACGCTTCGTCATAAAAGATGAATTGTTCACCTTATCACGCTTCCAATCCTCGAATTCCTTTTGAATTTCTCTCAATAGGTTTGGAAAATATTGCAACGACGGATTTGCTTTGTACCAATTTTCTTGCTCATATACCTCTTTTTCATTGTCTAACCTGCATATGAAATAAAGAGTGCCGTTGTCAGGTGCATCACCATTCAACACTTCAAGACCGGCGGCAAGCTCGTTGTCAAGTGGTCCGTCCCGAACCTCTCCCATGGTTGTAATTGTTGTTCTGCGTGGCATAGCTTTTTTACCTAAGCCTGTTGTGAAAACATCAATAAGCTTATAATTTTCGTATGCATGCTTTTCATCAAAGTCGACTTTACCGGGTCTGCCTCCGTCTTTCGTTTTGCTGTTTGAAGTTCTGTATCTGATTGTTGAATTAGTCTTTATGTTTGTAATCTCTGTTTTGTTCCACTTAAAATGCCGCTGCATTTTTGTAGAATTGTTTTCCAAAATTTCGTAGATGTCATTAAAGGTTGTGCTTGCTTGCTCTTCTGATGTTGCACAAATGTCAATATCGTAATTGCGTATGCCGTTGACAGGCGTGAGCAGAGCAAAATCTTCAAATGTAAGATAGCCATTTTTTCCTGCGCCTCGCCCGACCACACAAACTAAATCGGGAAATCTTAATACACCCGGTGCGGAATACGTGCAATTATGCAGAATAAAACAAAACTTTTCCCATGCAAATAATTCGTATGGAAAATATTTCTGTAGAGCAAAATACTTTTCAACCTGCTCATTGTCAACATAGACTTGCTCATTTTCAAATACTTTTTCTATGAAATTTACAAGCTGTGTTTGCTCTTTGCATACACGATATTGACCACTTTTTACTTGCTTTATGTAATCGTCAAGGTATTTACAGTTCGTCATCCGAATCACTCTCGACTTTGTCAATTGACAGCCCCATTTGTGAGAGAATCGCTAAACGCTGTTTGTTGTACATTACGGCATTTTTTACTGAGGGGTTGTCCTTCATATATTCTTTACCGGTGGCGCTGATAGCTTTGTATGTCAAGCCATTTTTGCGGATGTCCGCCTGCATTTTACGCTCAAGCTTCGTGCAAAAAATATAGCTGTCAATTAAATCTCTATAGACTTCAATGTTTGCCCCCTTCAAGGTCAGTTGCTCAATTAAGCTGTCTTTGATTTCTGCAATTTTAATTTGTGCCATTTATACTACTCCTCTCTCAAAAATTTCTCGTGTGCGTGCGCGAGACCAAACTGTCGTGCCTTTACACCGTTATCCATTGGCCTCAGAATTTTTCGATTTTTTACCCGGGGGTATGTCTTTTTTCGCTCACCATCGTTCAGCAAACTCATCTTTTAATTTTTTCGATTCGTACTTGTGATGTTCTTTGTAATGGCAATCCTTGCAAAGGCATTCGAGGTTGTTGATGTCGAGAGCAAGGTCAGGTCTTACTTTGAGATATAGTTTGTGATGCACTGCCTCGCAAGGGCTGTACTTACCTACTGCTCGACAGCGTTCACATTCGTAATGTTCTTTCGCTTTTTTTGCATCTCTGACTTTTTGCCAATCGGCCGTTAAATAGAATCTATACGCCTTGCCCTCACGGATTTGGCTAATGATCCAGTCCGTTGTTACTTTTCGTTTTATCATTACAATTTAATTGTACAACAGGTTTAATCGCTTCTACTGACATCTTTCTTTGTGCAATATGTACAAATGTTAAGCCCACGAAGTTTTGCGCAAAGCAATCGCGCCTCTTTCAGCCAGCGAAACACCGTGCGTTCGTCTGTATAGTTATTGACAGCAAACTTGGTCACTCTCAAATTTATTTCACCTTTGTGCAACGGTTTTGTTGGTGCAACAAAGTAAACAGCGCTGACAGCTTGACAGATGTAGTCTTTACCACTATTGGTCAAGGTATTAAGTGTGTCTGCCACAGCAAGCAGGTCAAGTTGTAATGCTCGGTGCATTGTCTTGTCAGCTACAACCTGTGCTTTGCTTGGAAATCCAAGAGAGGCATAAAGTCTAAACTGTGAAATTGTATAATCTCTTGTTGTATCTCTCAAATCCTTGCACCTCCGATTTTCTTGTGTTTATGGCTATTGGCCAAGTAAGTAAAATGAAAAGACGCACCCGTGAAGTCATTTATCCACATTTCGTCTTTGTAAAAATAATATCCTTCGGGACAAGGCAAAGCCTCACCTCGTTCGAGTTTTCTGTATTCTCGTTTTTTTCCTTCAACAACTTTGACCTCAGGCTTATTGAGATTGCGAGATGTTTTCAAGCGCTTCTTACCATTGACATCTTTTCGTATGTATTTTGCAAGGTCAGCATAGTTTCCGTCTTGGTAGAGCGGAGTGAAATTTATTCCGTTTTTCCACGGCCAAGCCGCTGTTAATATTTTTCTTGCGCAATCCTCAATCACAATATGCAAATGCCAATTCTTTCCGAGCTTGCCACATTCGCAGTAGCCGATGTATTTAAACTTGATTTGTTTCTTATCTGTCCTGCGTTTCACTCGTTTAAAAAAATTCGACACAACCCTCTCAAATTCATCTTCGGTAAATTCACCAAACGGAGCGGAGAACCTTGCGAACCAGTCGCCCTCAGAGAAGTTGCAGAGGATAAGCCTCTGTGTGTGTTGCTCTCCTCTAAGCCGGTTTGCTCTTGTTTGTTTCTCGCTTGATTTTGATTGATTGATTTGTCGAGCAAGATTTTTCTTGCTGCGTTTACGAATTGATTTATAATATTTGACCTCGAGCAAAGGTCCTGATTTAATTTCAGCTTTGTATGTAAACATATTAAACTTCCCATTATATATGTAAAAACTAAAACGGTCACTTAACTAATTCCTTGAGCAGGCTATTAAAGGAGTATCTCAACTCCTTTTTTGTGACTATTATTATTCTATTTTCATATTAAAAAAGTCAGATGATATAAATATGCAGTAGTCCGTCTGACCACCGAACTACTGCTCTGTGCAACCTTGCCGCTGCAATTGTGTGTTTGATTTTTGGTGCATTCTTTTTTAACAGCTTAATCAAAGCGGAAGTCGTCACTTTGATTACTTTTTTTATATAGGATTAACTTGATTTGAATTTCCTTTAAGATTTTGCAGCCGGCAAGAATATTGCCTTATTTTAAATACCGAAGTATTCCTTGTAGCTTTTTGCGATACCCTGACAATTGTCAGACTTAACCGGCACGTGACAAGCTACCTTTCTAATGTTATCAGCATCCAGTTCTTTAAAAATTTCTGATGCTCTCGTTTCTTCTGTCGATTTATAAAATTTAAAAAGCAAATCCACAAATGGTATGTTTCCAAACTCATCCAAAAACGCTGTATCATTTTCGGTTAGTGTTTTTAAACATTTTTCCTTGTATGTATCCGATGTATCAGACAGAATAAAAAGTTGATTATAAACATCGTGCTTTGTGAGTAGGTCAATAATCTGTAAAGCTATTGACAACGCTTTCGGATCGTGTTCAGCGATTGCTTTTGATAATTCCGTTAGTTTACAAGAGGTTTCTCTTGTTCGATTAATCCATTCAATGTGCTCTTTGCTTGCAAAAAAAGTGTCCGTCCTAAATCTACGGTACTCTTGTAAAAGCTTATATTTTGCCTTAACGCAAGACTTGGCGGATAGCAATCCTATTTTCGTACAGCTATATACGGCAGACATTGACAGAACAAGCCATCTGTTGAATATATCAAGCTTATTGATTTCATTAACATCAAGAGCGCCGTCAATAAACGCAACAACGAGCTTGTCAAGCTCTGATAATGTTTCTGCCGGCGCTGTCGGTCTGTCCTGTGTTTCCGCTGCAACTGTTTTTTTGGATTCAGCCATTGTTGCTTGCCTCACTTTCAAGCCATTTTCTAATAATTTCTTCATTTTCAAGACAAGGAGCATCACAATTTTCGCAATAACCGCAAACATTGTTATTTAATGTGTCAAGCATAATATCAAGCATAAAATGTGTCATTTGCTCTTTGCTCATTGATTTGATTTTTTCAAAGTTAGTCATTTTGTCTGTTCTCCTTTATCAAACAACATCTTTTATATTTTTTCCGCTTCCACAAGGACAAGGTGCGTTCCTATGACTATTCTCAGGTGGGTGATATGTAACGGTAGCGAGAAAAGATATATTACAATCTTGTGTATAATACTCACATATGTCAGCAGGCTCTTTAGTTATATGGGCTTTCATTCTTGCTCCCCCTTTCTTGCTCATTCCATAATTTCAAAATCTCGTGATATTCTTCATCGTTTAAGTTAAGTCCTGTTTTTACATATGCGCAATCAACGCAATAACTTGAGTATTGCAATCCGCATTTATTACAATGCATTGTTGCTTACCCCCTGTCCATTTTTACCCCACAGTAAGGGCAATATGGATACAAATCAAAGCCCTCATAAAAAGTGAGAAAGTTGCCGCACTCAGAACATAAATAATTTGCATAACCGACACCCTCGCTGTCATATTCCCAACTTCCGTGCTTAATCTCTTGCATTTTACACACGGTTGCTTCGTTGAGTTTACTACCGTCAACTTCGATAATATGCTTAACTGTTTCAGCATTTCGTTTTGAATTAAAGTATGTCGTGTTTACACTACCGTCTGCGAACGGTATATCTAATGCATAATCACCGCATACCTCACGGATTTTTAATTTATTATCCATCATCATTTTTCACTCTCCTTACCTGTTTTATTTTGATTTTCAAAGTAAAATTCAATTAGATTGTCCGTCTTTTTAATCAATCCGTACTTTACAGCTAATCGAAAAATAAAGACCTTTTCGAGCCTCGAAAGCAACTTTCCTAATTCTTTTTTAAAATCTTCGACTGTCCTTGTCGATTTGTAAAAATTGCACATTCGACAAGCAGGGTTGAAATTTTCAATGTCATTTGCTCCGTCATACCAATACACGCTCTGAATATGATCAACTTGCATGTCCTTTAATTTGAGTGTACAACCGCAGTATGCACAGTGACCGCTGTACTTCTCATAAACTTTAAGCCTTGTTGCTTTTGATATTGATTTTCTCTGACTCAACCAAATCACTCTCCTTAATCAATCATTTTTTCCTCCTAATCTGCGTAATCGTACAAACCGAGCGGTTTAATTTTTCTTGCGGCTATCTGCGCAACAAACTGGCCGTAACTGTAACTTGTGCCGTGCTTTGCATTATAATCGGCACAGTAAAGACACATTCTGTCTATTCGGTCGAGTTTCTTCTTGCGACCTCGTTTCTTTTTTTCTTCACTCATTTATTTCACCTAATTTCAAATACTTTAATATTTTTTCGCTCGCCTCGTCGCAACCATAACATACAGCGACAGCGTAGCCTTGTTCATTAAGGCTTTTAAGCCATTCGGTTTGTTTTTTGGTCGGCTTATTTTTGCCGTACTTAAGTTCAATAAACAAGCCGTGATAACCTCCACGGCTGACTGGTAAAAACAAATCCGGCACACCTGCCTTTACCCCTTGCTTTTTAAGGTTGGCCGCTTCGAGCTTATTTCTGCTCCCACCGTTCGGAATGTGGAACATCAAATCAATTTCAGGATACTTTGCCCGGATGAAGGTCGTCCACTGAAATAACTTCCGCTGTTGGTCAGCTTCATACTGCTTCATCGGCAGGTCATCCTTTCTCGTTTTTTAAAATCATTTCACTTTCGATGTAGAGTGCTTTCAAACTGTTTACAAGATTTTCGTCAACGATTTCGCAGGCGGCTATAAACCCGTAGGCTATCATACCGAATTTAATAGCAAAGTAGGGAACACTTTTTGAATTGTATCTTAATGTCAATGACATTTCTTGTTGCGGCATATCTGCAAACGGACTGAGATAAGTACGGTCGATGAACATAAGTCCCTCAGATGTGCTTATTGGTAATAATATTTTGTCATTATACGCAATTTCGATGTCCCACATTTCAGCGAGTGACTCATCCGCTGTACTGTCATTAACATCAATTTCAGGTTTTCCCTTTGCGATAATAAATGTAATCTTATCTCTTTGCGCATCGTTTATGTCATACAACTTACATATGTAGTTTTCATTCAACAATGGCAGTTCAAAAATTGGATAAACCGCATTGCCGTCCGAAAGCCACTGTTCTCCTTCGCTGGTCATAGATATATAAATTGACTTGTTCTTTTTACATATGTCGAATGCTTTTTTTTATTTTCATTGTTAAGCCTCATTTCAGTAGTTCGTCTGTCGTAACATTAAATAGATTTGAAATATCTATTATAGTTTTAATATCAGGTTCAAATTTTCCCTGCTCATAGTAAGATATACTTGTTCTGCTCAAGCAGAGTTTTTCACCCAATTCTTCCTGCGTTAATTTATGTTTAAGCCTTAACGCTTTTAATTTTTCGGGGAACGCCAATATTATCACTCCTATTTATCTAACATATTTTTGATGTGCCTGATAAACATCAGATTCATCAGATCTTGCGTATATTTGTGTTGTAGTCAGTTCTTCGTGGCCAAGCATTAGTGATACTTGTTCAATTGGCATACCGGCTCTAAGGGCATCGGTAGCCATGGTTCTTCTGAATCTATGTGGGTGACAATTTTCAATTCCAATGTCTTTACCAAGCTCACGAATGATATTTTCTATTTGTCCTTTTTCAAGCCTTTTGTATTCACCTTTTATTTTAACTTTACTAACGAACAAAGCATTGTTGGTGTCTGACCTCGTATTTTCGTATTTTTCCAAAGCAAGTTTTGCTTGTGCGTTAAGATATACGTATCTTTGCTTGTTACCCTTGCCTGTGATAATCAGTTTATCATCTTTAATGTCACTGCGATTTGCATTTTCCACTTCTGTAACTCGACATCCTGTCGATAATAGAAATTCTATGATTGCCTTCAACCTCAAATCTTTTCCGGCAGCATCTCTGATTTTTTCGGTTTCAATCGGTGTAAACGGCTTTCTGATTACCTTTTCAGCTTTTATTTTTGTGATTTTTTCTGCCGGATCATTTGGTATGTAGCCTTCAATTCTCAGTGTTTTAAAAAATGATTTTAAGTATCTTAATTTTGTATCAAGATAACTGTTTGATACATTTTTATTTAATTGTTCAAAAGCAAGGTATGCACGAATATCATTAACCTTAATGTCTGCGATAGGCTTATTTATTGCTTTAAGCATCATTTGTATTTCATTGTTATAAGCTTTTAGACTTTTGTCAGTTAAACCACTAATTTTTTTAATGGCTAAAAAAGTATTTACTAATTTTTGATTCGGAGTAACTGTTTCGGTGGATAAAGCGTAGGTTTCTTTTTTTAGAGAATATTTTGTCAACAAGACTGACAAAATTTGCTCAACCTTGTTTGCCTCATTCACAGACATATACTTTAGGCATTGTGTTGTTACCATTCGTACGAATTCTGTTTTATCATCCATAGATACACCTTCTTTACTTTCGACTTTGCTTTTGATGAAGGATTGCATATTTTTTCTGTGCTTGATGTAGACGAGCTGTTCTGCAACCAATGCAAAAATCAGCACTTTTTCGTTCAAAAAAATCTTTTCCACAACGCTTACAATGTTGTACGGGTATTCTTTTAAATGATGTGCAACTGTCGCAATCTTTTTCGCATGCAATACAGCCTTTAATATTACTTCAATTCAAGCACATATCCTTTTGCCAATATTCACTGTATTCCTCATCAACATTTGAGTTCGTTTTTGCAACACAAAGTAAATCTCCTGCGATGATTGATAACAATAGATTAGCTTTGTTTTTTTCTTCGTCCGACATAAGTCGCTTGTATTTTAACGGCTTGTCAGGCGTTCCGTCTCCAAAGTTTCCGTTGCCTATATAATTTCGTACTTTGTCAAGATTTTCCGTGAGATACTTATCAAATACACGTCCTCTGATAGCTTTAACTGATCGACCGATTCTGTCGGATATTTCTTCATATTTGCTTCCGCATTTAATCATTTCGCCAAGTAAAGTGTATTCAGATTCAACCCATTTTTGATGGTTATCAGCTTTTACAGGACGGTATTTGATGTTTAGGTCATTAATTCTGCGCTGTATGGCTCCTTCGCTACGGCACAATATTTGTGACAGTTCTTTGTAACCATACTTTTGCTTTATAAGCAATTCTTTGAGAAGGTTATCTTCTCTGTTCGTCCATGGAGTCGCTTTGATAGACCTGTTCCTTAATATGTCTGCCTCTCGTTTTGGATTTACCCAATCAGGCTCAGGCCCCAATTGATATCTTCCAAGTTTAGAAAAATCTAAAAAATATTGATTTTTCTCTGCCCACGTCCAAAATTCATCTATGTAAACAACAGTAAAATTTGTTTTTGAACTTCTTGATATGTTGTGAGTAGGCAGATTCCTATTTTTTACCCACGATGTTTTTAAATAGCTGGCAGAAGTGTTTGGACGAATGAGTTTATAAAGATTGCTTATTGTGATATATCTATATCCATTAGTCAAGAAAGGTCCTAAGTTTAACTTACCGGCTTTTAGCCTTATCGCACATTCGGATCTATCAAGGTGTTTCGTGATAGTGGACATGTTAACATTACCCCAAGCAGAAATAAGATAATCTATTTCATCGGCCGTCCATGTTTTATTTAGCCTCGACATTTTGTAAATCTACCACCTTACGATCTCATTAAGCTGTTTTTTAATGATTTGTAAAAGCGCCTCTTCTTGCATAGATTCATACCTTCTTATAGCAGTTTTGAATGTGAAACATTGGAGTTGTCCAAATTTCAGCACCTTTAGAACGCTCAGCAAAATAGTTCGTATATGGATCACTCAAACTATCTCCAATTTTAACCGCCGCTGCACAACCTATCAGCGACAGTGCTGTATAGCACATCAGAGCAGTTGATTTGCTGAGCTCTTGGCAGACAATGACACATTGTGTTTGATAATTGATGTCATGATTTTTCAGCACCTCACAAAACGCAATTACATTTGCTCCGCCACCGACCGTAGGCTCAAGAACCGAGATATATCCTTTTTGGGATAATTCAGCTTTTGCATTTTTCTCGTCAAACGAGCTTTCCGCCATTGCATAAGATACGGTGTACGGCGTGAAGAATTGTCCGAGAGCGCTGCTTCCCATATCAAGTTGCATATACAAATCCCCCAAAAAATCTTGAAATGGATTTGCTTCGAGTGCATTAGTTATCTCGGCGAAAATTTTTACAATTGTTTCAATTTCGCTTTCACTATAATTTTTGGTGATGTCTTTATAGCGATTTTCGTTTTTTTCAAATGTTTGACTAAAGCAAAAAGTATTCTGAATGCTTAGCGCAAACATTTCCATGCAATCGTTGAACACTTGCCACAATGACCTTGATACGGACAATTGGTTGAATAATTTAACAAGTTCTTTGTATTCGGATTTAACTTTGATTGATGCCATTTCCTTCAACTAAAGCGGACCATCTGCACCTGCTCCGCTTTCAATGTCAGAATTTATTTAAAGAGGAGTAAAAAAGTTTATATAGCAAGCTGTGCAGAGCTTGTTATTGATTAATTAATTCGGGCATCTGCACCTGCCCGAATCGGTATTACTGAAAGAAAGTAGATAGGTATATAATTTATCAAAAGAGGGAATATATAATCTCGCTGTGCAGAGCGTGATTAACTTATTTAGTTTATTTTACTTCACCCGTTGTAAAAATCGGATGTGTGCCGTCACGGAGCTGAATTTCTTCATCACTCATCACATAGCCGAGTTTACAGAGTAAAGCATAAAATTTGTTTAAATCCGGGCTGTTTTTTCGGCTGATCGTTTTGCTGCTATATTCTACATAAATAAAGCTTAATTCTTCATAAGTTCTTTGGCACAAAGCGTATGCCGTCGCCATAAGCATTCTACCGCTGTTATCGTCCCAATGTTCGTTGATGTAGCTGTCTATATTTTCAGTATCTTGATTCTCGACCACTTCGCTAAATCTGTATGCAATTCTACTGGCTCCTGCCGCCACTTGGGCTACAATAAATTTCACAAGCTCCTGCTTCTTGTTGCTGTCATTGAAATTTGTATCAAGCATAAAGCCTATTCTGAGAGCCTCACAGCGTTCGTCTATTTCTTCCGCCTGTTCAACAAGCTCGTCCCATCTCTGCTCTTCAAGCTTTCGCTTTTCTTCTTCGGCATCGTTCTTTTCCTGCTTTTCAAATGCTTCTGCGTAAATATAAATGTTTGAGCCGTAACCAAAATAAAAATATCTTTTCCTGCCGTCCGCAAAGTCTTTATCGATCAAATCTTTGAGCGCAAAAAATCCCGTATATTCGTAGTTGCTTGGAATTTCGTCATGTTTCTGCGCTTTAATCATTCCATGTTCAAGACAGAGCTTTTCAATTTTTTCTTTTTCTTCATCGGTCTCCTGCTTCTTAACAGCAGAATACAAAAGATTGTCAAAATTATTTGTACCGATTGATTTGAGCAGTTTATTTCTTGTGTCAATGTCTTTAATCTGATTCAATCGGTCATAATCCTGCAAGGTCGGTTGTCGAAGCTGGCTTTCTTTGAAGGATTCCTCGTCAAGTTCACAGAGTTTGACTCTCCGTCTGATTTTGCTTTCAGAGAATCCTGTCTTTTCGGCAACCTCTGCAACCGTATCACCGAGGTCGAGCAACAGCTGACATCCCTTTGCTTCTTCATATACGGTTAAGTCGGACCTCTGCATATTTTCGGTTAACATTGTAGATAACTGCTCCTTTTCAGTCATCTCAACAACTGCACACGGCAGTTCAGTCAAGCCTGCCTGCTTTGCCGCTGCTAATCTTCTGTGACCGATAACAACGGTAAAATCCGACTTATCGTCCCAATCGTCATTGTTTGGTACAACAGTAAGGTTCTGCAAAATTCCGTTAGCCTTGATAGATTCCGCAAGCTCCGTCACATCTCCGATAACCTTTCTCGGATTATCAGGGTGCGGATGAAGTTTTTCAACCTGTATCATTTGTAATTTAGATTTCTTGTTCATTTTTATAATCTCCTTGATTTCATCAAGGTCATCTGATATAATAATGTTGGACTGTATTTGTACGCAGATAGCCTTGTGTTATTTGCCGACCGTTGATTGTAGTGCAAGCAATCAACGGTCTTTTTCTTTGCTTGTAAAATTCATCGGTTGCACTCCTCAACCGCTACGCAAATAAAGCCTTTGGAGGTTTCTTTAATGTCAATCACATCTGTGACCGCAAGCTCAACCTGTATGCGTTCAATCTCAGGCGGTAAAAACAGATTGTTGCCCTCACAAAGTTTATTAACTTCATTAAGCGCCTTGATGATTCTGACCTTAAAAAAGTCAATGTCGCTGTGTGCTGTTTCAAGCTCATCACTTTTCGTACTGAGGCTCTTTCGGGTGTATTCAAGCTGCTCTTTGCAATGCTTATACTTTTTTCTGAGCGACCTTTTCGTCTCGTAGTTTCTTAAATGCCACATTCGTTATAAAGTCCTTTCATTTATTTGATTTGCGACATCTCGTATGGATGTCGATTTTATGACAGATGTAATTAAAAAAGTCATAATTCTTAGAGCGTTCGGCTCGGCGATTGTCACATTTTGATTTGTACTCAAGGTATTTTTCACAATCTGTATGACATCTTGTTGTCCGTATCTGACAGCCGTAGCACGGCGAATTTATCATCTTTACGCCGTCCTTTCGTTGATTGTATTTCCGCTGCCGATCAATTTGTTGAGCAGTGTAGTCAGTAAGGATATATCTGCACCGCTTGCATAGGTCTTTAGCCGGTCAATCGGTATGTTGTAGCTCCAACGCCCTTTGTCGCTCTGTACGGCTGAGCCGATAGGCAGGGTTTGTTTTTTTAAGCCCTCATAAACATAATTGAGAGCAACTCCGAGATATTCAGCCGCCACGGTCGGCGGTACATCTCTGTACTCCTGATTTGTTTTAGGGTTGACGAGTATTTTGTCATTCATTTAATCACCTCATTTTTGTTGTATGTTGAATTTTTTGGTGTTATAATCAAGGAAAGGAGTTGATTGTTATGTGGGTTGTAATTAGTGGGATTTTAGGTATATTAGGCTTTTTGATTTCTCTGATAAATCTAATTCAATATTTGCTGTCACGCAGAATTAATTTAGAAATTCAAATAAAAGAATGCGTTCTTCGTTCGTATGCAAGAGGACAGAAAAAGTTAATTTTACATTATCAAACAAACAATAAATCCAACTTGCCTATTACTATTACCGACCTGCAAGTTATCCTCGACAGTGGAATTTATGATGAAACCACGTTTACATTTGAAGTGCTGGCTTTAGAACATGTTAGAAATGGTAAAGTTTATTATGTACCCACTTACAACGAGCATTTACCTATCAATCTTCCAATGCTTTCTTCACATGCAGGTTATCTCGTTTTTTTAGTTCCAGAAGATACTCCTGAAAATGTTTGTAAAGATTTGACTTTGAAAATTCGCACCAATCGTCATAAGGAAGTACGAAAGACATTCGCACCGAATGAATCGGTAGTTCTCCGCCGTATTTCTCTAAAGAAATTTCGTAAAAATCACTCTGGATAGGATAAGCAGGGTGTTCAAAAGGCAATTGTCGATTTGGCATTGCCTTTTTCTTTTTATTACGGCTTATCATTGTTTTTCACTGTCCTCCTTCTTCGGCTTTTTCGGCACCAATTCACCAATGAGGTTCAAGCCTTTGTAGCATTCATCACATAGATGTATTTTAATTCTTCTCTTGCTTTCGATAGGAATTGCAATCCCGCTAAGGCAATCAGTATCAACCCTTACATAGAATTCCTTCATTTTAACTGTGTACGGATCTGAGATAACTTTTTCACAACAATCACACTGATAGATTCTCGTTTAGGTTCACCTCCTTGTAGAACTCATATCTGTTATCTTTGTTTTCAGCTTTTATTGCAATCGCTAAGTCTCTTGTGCTTATTTCGTCTAAACTGTCAATACTTTCTGTTGCCCTGTCAATCAATAAGATTCTTTCACCGTTTACAACTTCATCAAGCACATCGGAACTACAAACTGCTTCATACTTTCTCATTTACTTTCACCGTCCTCGACACGCTTATTCCATTTTACAGCTTTTATGATTGCCACTACTGCTACTACGGTAGCGACTACAGCATATATGGTTAATGCCATTTTTACCATTCCTTTCGTTAAGCTGTTTTTGTGTGTTCAGAAAAATCAAGCCGCCGAACCGAATAAATCTTCGATAGATAAATCAGTTTGTAAAACCGACTTTAAGCGGAGAGCTTCATCAAGCGTAAATGGATATTCCCCACGCATTTTTGCACAGAACTGTCCGTATGAAATTCCCATTTTCTCGGCAACTTCTTTCTTTTTCATTTTCTTTTCAAAAATGATTACTTCGATTTTGTCAAACACGATTTTTCACCTCCTAAATGCGATATTTCGTGTTTCTATATTAAATATAACACGGTATTTCGCACTTGTCAACGGATTTTTAAAAATATTTTTACGAAATTTCGCATTTTAGTATTGATTTTTCGTAAACAGCGTGTTACAATCAGTAATAGTAAAGGGTGATTAACTTGACAAGAGAAGATTACATAAAACAGTTAATAAGTGACAAAGGATTTAGTGTAAAAACCTTTGCCGAAAAAATTGAAATACCATACAGCACACTTAGATCTATGCTTAACGGCTCTATTGGTGGAGCTGCTGTTGATAGTGTGATTAAAATTTGTGCAGGTTTGGGAATTAGCATAAATGATTTGCAAAATTGCAATGCGGTTAAACTACCTTTTGAAACATCAGACAAAGAAAAGAAACTTATAATCGCATACAGAAATAACCCCGAAATGCAACCTGCAGTCGATAGATTGCTCGGTGTGGAAGATGAAATATTGATACCGACCGTAAAAGCCGCACGAAGTGACGGCAATAATCAACCAATTGAAATAGTTAATCTTCCTGATCTCAGTAAGTTTGAGCCTGACGATACAGACTTATAAGCATTACATAATAAAAAACACCCCATAGGTTACACTACCTATGAGGTGATGAAATTTGAATTATGGTAAATACAAACAGGCACGCAATGCCTCTTGGCAATGCTTGATTGATTATAATATAAACAGTCTGCCTGTTAAAGTCAGTCAGATAGCTAAACAATCTGATATTGTTTTATTAAAAAATTCGGCGGTCAATCTGCTAAGCGAAAATGAGAGCGGAATAACTTTGATGCAAGATGATAAGCTGTACATCGTCTATGCTGATGAGCAATCTCCCCAGCGTTGTAGATTTACAATTGCCCACGAACTCGGGCATATCTTTTTAGGGCATCTGTTTGCTAAAAATGGTAAAGGTTTTGTAATAACCGACGATGCCGAACATTCGGCAAATGTGTTTGCTCGAGATTTGCTCGCACCAGCCTGTGTCCTTCACGAATTGCACGCACTAACTTCCGCTGCTATTGCAGAATTATGCAACATCAGTCTTGAGGCGGCGACCTACAGGGCTGAACGAATAGCAGAACTCGAACGCAGAAAAGCCTTTTATCTGCACCCACTTGAACGGCAAGTAAAGAAACTATTTGCAGATTTTATTAAGCAAAAAGAAAACCTACCATAGTGGCAACTATGGTAGGAAAAATAGGAACGGTGAGAAGTTGAACCTTCTCTAATATTATTTTAATATACGATATATATTTTGTCAATATATATCATATATCGCAAAAAGAGGAGGATTTGTATAATGAAATGTCAAAAATGCGGGGCTGAGGTTCCTGTCGGTGCAAAGTTCTGTAACGAATGCGGAGCGAAGATTGAACAGGTTGCTCTGTTTAAAGACGACGAATCTAAAAACACAGAACCCTGCAAGTGTGAAAGTTGCGGTAACATCATACCGAATAATTCAGTATTTTGCCCGATATGCCATACATATCAAAAAAACAAATTCAGCCCTACGGGAGAAGCTGAAAAAACGACTGAAAAAAAGCCTATATATCGCACTCCACATTTTTACATTGCTTTGCTGATAGCTTTGATATTGACCGCCACTGCGGTAACTGCCATTTCGCAATGTAGCAACCAACCTGATATTCAAGAACCGGTAACAACTTCTACCAATCAAACCTCTAACGATACCTCAGAAACCGATTTGTTTGAGTGGTATGATATAACTCCTTTTTCTATTGATATTCCTAAAGAGTGGACGCATAAAGCTCATGACGGTTACCATTATTTTTACGACCCTGACGGAAACAGGCTGTATATAAGTTCATCTCAATCGAATATTTCACCATCTCAATTTACCTCAGGCTATGTAGACAGCTTTCTTGATGGCTTTGCAAATTCGTTTGATGACTTTGAAGAAATAAGCAGAACTACAACTCATATAGATGACTTTCTCGCTTATCGTGTAATAGCAAATTTGGAATTATCCGGAGATAAGTATTACGGCACAATGTATGTGTGGGTGACGAAGAATTATTTGTGTTGTATGCTTTTCACAACCGAAGGCGATGAGCAATCTGAAGAATTTGATTTTTATGAAGACATCATTGTTAATTCTATAATAACATATTCTTCAAAAGATGTTCGTTCACCTGAAGAAGATTCAGCAGAAAAAGCTACTGAACCCGAAACAGAACCGCCTACCGAAAAACCTACAGAGTTTAAAGATACTTTAACCGAGCTTTATTCAGATAGCGACATAGCCGTTTATTACAGCGATACGGAGCAGGCTCCTTATTCGGATGAAGAAGTTGATGTTCATTTTTATATAAAAAATAAAATGGATAAATCTATAACCGTACAAGCCGATACCGTTATATTAGACGGAAGAAGCTACAACAAGTTAGTCTGTAGCGCTCCGATTTCAGCACACAGCGAGGGCATGATTGAAGTCAGTGTGAAAGATTGTAAAAACTTCAATCCATCAACCGTAGGAGCTGATTTAATATATTTCGATACAGATACCTATGATAATGACGTTAAAATGAACCTTGTCAGCAAGAAAGTAAAATAAAATAAAAAAACCCGCCCTACCCTGCGCCAACAGGATAGAGCGGAGACCATTACAACGGGTGCAATGGTGCATTTTTCTTAGCAAATATATTGTACCACAGCCCGTTAAAATTTACAAGATTTTAACGGGATTTTTGCACCCTTTTTTTGAGGTGAAATATGAAAAAATGTGTTAATAAAAGGTGCAACAGAGAGTTACAAGATGATTTTGGTTTTTGTCCTTACTGCGGCAAAAATCAAACCGACAGCAAGCCGAAAAACAGGCGCAGGACGAAAGGCACGGGAAGCATTTACTTGCGAAAAGACAGCAAGTCAAAACCCTATGCCGCCGCAAGTTCTGTCACTGGCAAGCAAGTGTATTTGGGGACTTTCGCAACAAAGCGAGAGGCAGAAAATGCGCTCAAGGATTATGAGTATAATCCCGTCAATGGCTTTAATATGACACTTGAGCAATTACACGATAAATGGGTAAAAACTAAAGCATATAAAAAACTTGGTAACAGCGTAAGAAGTAACTATGCAAGCGCCTACATCAAACTAAAGCCCTTGTATAAGCGTAAATTTAGAGATTTACGCACATCGGATTATCAATTCATCATAGATTATTACGACAACCCACATCACGAGGTCGGCGCAGAAGGCAAATTAAAATATCTCTTACCTAATGGTAAAGGCACTTATAAAGTCACTGATACGCCTAAAATCTGTCAGGGATTAGGTTACTCAGCTCTACATAAGATTAAATGTTTTGTCACAAGTCTTTACAATTTTGCGATGCAAGAGGATATTGTAAATAAAGACTACGGCACATTTATCGAACTTCCGGAACCCGAAGAGGTAAACGCTACACGCTTTACCGATGTGCAGCTTGAGCTTATCAGACAAAACATAGGTAAAGTGCCTTATGCTGATTATGTTTATATAATGTGCTATCTTAATTTTAGAGTGACCGAGTTTCTTTCGCTCACTACCGAACAATATCATCTTAGCGAACAAGGCATACCTTACTTTATCGCAGGCATAAAGTCAGATGCCGGCAGGAACAGAATAGTGCCGATACATCCTAAAATACAACAGCTCGTTCAGAATTGCATAAATAATAACGGTGAAACAATCTTCTGCCGAACACACGAAGGTTCAGAGTTTGGTAAAGCGATGAACAAGGATTATTTCTTAAAGTACGCTTTTCGTCCGGCGATGCAAGCCCTCGGGTTGGGTGATGAATTTACTCCGCACTCTTGCCGTCGAACCTTTTCCACCCGTATGTCAGCGGCAGGAGCAAGGGAAGAAGATATTATCGCACTTATGGGACATACGGATTACAAGGTTGATATTGACCATTATATCATTCAAGAGGTTGACACTCTTTACAATGCAATCAAATTGCTGGCATAAAATAAGCCGTCCGATTACATTTCGGGCGGTTTTTATTGTAAAAAATCTGTAGTTTATCTGTAGTATAACACATCAAAAGGTATAAAAAGAGGTAAATATTTTTAAAGCTCAAAAATGTTGTAAACAAAGCAAAAAGCCAGTAAACAAGCCGTTTTTGGCTCAATTACTGACTTTCTTCGTGGCTCCCCCAACTGGGCTCGAACCAGTGACATCATGATTAACAGTCATGCGCTCTACCGACTGAGCTATGGAGGAATATAGAGCAAAACACCCGTTTGGGTGTATGCTTCGTGTTGG